TTACGTTCTGATTCGGAGGGCGATAACAGACGTGAGCGTCTTCTGTCCTGGACTGTCGGCCTGAGGGTCACGACAGCACTGGAATGGGTCGCCATGGGGACCGCGAGTGCCGCCGAGCTTGATGTCGGCTCGGTCCGGCATGAACTGGATTCCGGGGCCAGGCCGAAGAAGGGCGCATGTCGCTCGCGCTGACGCAGGACCTGTTCTTCTTCCCGTCCCTGTTGACGTTGGAGCCCGGGGAGTCCGCCCCATCCGGGTGGTCAGCTCCTCGGCGCTTCGGTCACGCGGGTAGCAAGCTGGCCGAGAGGGACGCTGCTGCTTGCTGGGAAGCAGCGAAGGCACGAGCTCCGGACGGGCGAAGTCGCGCGAGCGCGCGCCCGTCGAAATCCCCAGGAGGGACAGCAACTTGGGCAATGACCCCGACAGGAATCGAACCTGTGGCCTGCGGTTTAGGAAACCGCCGCCAGGGTGCGGCGCGGTTTCCCCGGCCTTCCCCTGGCGTGCCAAGTCTTTGACTTCATTCACGGTGCAGCCCTCCTGGGTGGGGGTAGGTTTGCGCTGCTGTCCCCCGGCTTCCTCTGTGGTTACGCCACGTGGACGCCACGGGCTTAGGGCCGCTGCAGTGGCTTCGGCACCGGCCTGGACGTGCTCGGGAATGGTGGCGGCGTAGTGCATCCGCGTCGTCTCGATGTCGGCGTGCCCGAGGACGTCGGCCACCAGCCGGAGGTCCCTCGTCACCGAGTACGCGACGGTGCCCCACGTGGAGCGCAGGTGCTTGAAGCGCAGGTCCTGGGCGACGGCCTTCCAGCGCAGTCCGCGCTTGCACTCCGGACACTCCCTCTCCATGGCCTCGTGTTCCAGTTGCCCCTTCCATCCGCATGCCGTCCTGAAGCAATACGGGCGCCAGCCCTTGATGAGTCCGGCCCGGACGCAGGCGCGTGCCATGACGTCATGGACGCGCCAGTTGGGACCGTAGGGCTTGCTGGTGCCTGGCCGAGGGAAGAGGTAGGGGCCCGGCGTCGCGAGCTGCTCGGCGAGCGCGGGCACCAGCATCTCGGGGATGGGCACTCGACGCTCGCGGCCGCCCTTCGTGGTGTCGCGGCGCCCACCGCTCGTGAGGAGGATGTACCGCTCATTGAGGTGAACGTTGGCTTTGAGCATGACGCGCACCTCGCCCTTCCGAACCCCGGTGAGCAGCGCGGTCGCCACCGGCGTGCGGTGGTGTGGCTGGAGCGTGTCGAAGAGGCGGGGCAGGAAGTCAGTCGGGTACGTCCGAACCTGCCGCTTCGGCACCTTCACGGGCCCCGCTTCCTTGAAGGGGTTGGGCCCGGAGTACACGCGTGCCTTGTTGGTGAGGAACGTGATGAGCCCCTGACCGGTCATGCGGATGTGCTCCCGCATCTGCGGCGACAGGTGGGGGAGCTTCGCCAACATGGTGAGCACGTCCGCCGCGGTGATGCTGGAGGGACGGCGCTTGCCGAACGCGGCTTCGACGTACCGCAGCTTCTCCTGCAGGTTCTTCTTCGTGGCGAACTCAGGGGGAAGCGCGTCGATTCGGAGCCGGATGGCCTCGGCGATGGTTGGCTCCTCCGGGCGGTCCGGGATGACGCCCGTGCGAGCGAGCCATGCCTGCTGCTCGCGCTGGTGCGCCATCCGCTTCGCTTCCGTCTTGTTCGCCGCCGGAACGACTTCACGCCCGGGGGAGCCGTCCGGGTTCTTCCAGCCGATTCGGTAGCTCCCGGAGGGGAGCTGCTGCACCCAGGCCATCGTCAGCCGCCCCGCTGGCGCTCGTTGCGCCAGGCCGCGAGCCGCGCCGGGTCGAAGCGCAGCGCCCCGCCCACCTTGTAGCTCGGCACCTCGCCGCCAGCTGCCATCCGGTACAGCGTCTTGGGGCTGACTCCTAGAAAGCGCGCTGCGCGGTCCACTTCCCATGCATCTTCGAACTGCTGGACAGGTGAACTACCCATGTTCATGTGCATCCCCCGCTCGGGTCTTGCTGAACGACTCACGAAGTTGACTGAGAGGTGAAGCCTTGCCGCCCGCACCTCGCCCGAAGTCGATGCAACGCGTCGCATCGACTGTGCATGTAGAGCAAGGTGGGTGCCACGGAGGCGGCGCACGGTGTGGCGCCAGCGCAAAGGGGCGGGGCGTGCCGGGCGGTGGACGCGGTGTCTCGCGACTCGCACGCACGCGGAGGAAAGTGGCGCTCTATCTGCGGACCACTACGAACGCAGATAGAGCGCCGGAGAGCGCGGACTGGTGCGCCCGTACAGGCTTGAGGGCTGTGCTGACTCGAAACGGTCTCCACGAGGCCCCCAGAAGGGTAGAGGCGCTCTATCGGCGGACCTTTACAAACGCCGATAGAGCGCCGGAGGGCGCGTGTCCCAGCGCTACCTGGGTGCACAGGCCTTTTCTGGTGGTCCGCTCGCCATAGCGATGGGACCAAAGCTCTCTGTGGGGAACGGGGCGCTGGTAAAGGTCACTGCTTCAGCGTGCCGTTGGGTGCTTCAACTGCGAAAACTGTGGAAATGGGTAGCACTTCGGGGCAGGGAGCGCAAGCCTCTTACCGCGAAATCGACCGAAGGGGCTCGTTCGGCTTCCCGACCGGGCGGTAGCACTTGCCCTTGTGCTCGTACATCTTGTCGCCGCATGGAGCTGTGCGGTCGGTGGCAACCCAGCAGCCTCCATTGATGGAGACCTCGGCCTGGTCCGGGTCGCACTTCTTTGTCTTCTGGCCCTCAAAGGGCCGTGGCGGCATGTCACGCGCCAGAACGAGCGTGTCCAGGGTGGAGACGGGCACCATCCAGCCAGGGGGCTTCCCTCCGCTCCAGTCGCTGCGCTCAGTCTGGGGCGGTTGAGACGGGGGCGGCGGCACCATGTAGACGCCCACCAGGGCCGCCGCGACGAGCGCGAGGGCCACGGTGGTTGCCGAGCCGGCGCTGCGCCACGTCCGGCGAGCTGCGCGACGCACCCGGCGCAGCCAGCGGCGTGAGCGCAGCACGGGGCCACGGCGCCGCGGCGGCGAGCGCAGGTGCGCCATCGTGTCCGCGAGCGCGCTGCGCGTGCATGCCGTCTGTACCATTGCCTTCGCCGTCGCCAAGGTGCCCTCCAAGTTCCGCGCTACGTCCGCGTCGGAAGCGCCGTCAGGGGCATGGACTCGCAGGCGGACGCGCGGTGGAGCCAGCGTCGAGGCGGGGTGGGCGCTGATGTGCAGCTCCAGCCCGACGTCCGGGTGGAACTGCTGCTGCCTCTCGGTCAGCTCCAGGTCCAGGGACGGCTCACCTGACGTCGCGTGCCGCACCTGGTACATGCGCCCCAGCAGAGAGCCCCTGTACCTGCGGATGATGATGTCCAGCCTCTGGCGGAACCTCCCGTTGGTGCTGCGCGTCACGGCGCGCACCCTGTCCGACGTCCCACCCCGCCAGATATTCTCGGCCTCTCTCACGTTCGCTCCTGCTAGGTCGCCTGGAGGGCATCCCGGCGCGGCCGGATGTTACGGAATCGCCTGATGGCGTGCGCTACTTCGCGTGTCCACCACTTCTCCAGGGTATCCCGGACCCTGTTGCCGGGTCCGGACCCTTGGTGTTAGGCAGGTAGGCTCACCCAGGGGTGCCCATGGTCCGCCAGTTCGCCGTCGTTGCCGCTCTGCCGCTCCTCGTTGCATGTGAGCCAGGCGAGAGGGAAACGGGCAACCGGTCCGAGATTGGGGACATGGAGGGGGTAGGCTCTGAGGGCGTATTCGTTGGTGCCCAGGGAGGTGCCCAGTCGACTCCAGGTCCAGTCGATGTCGTCATCGACAACACCGGTTCGATGTCACGGTTGGTGCGCGTGAACGTGTCCGTCCTCGGCCCGTGGACTGGCAACAACAACGTGAGCAGGGTGATGGGGACGTGGGAAACCATTCAGACCATTGAGCCGCACACAACGCTGAATTTTCCTGCGGTGGTGAATGCCGCTGGAGGTGCGCGGGTCGTGACGAACGCGCACGTCCTGCGTGAGGTGGGCGGGCTTACCGAGTCGGGCGGGGGCTATGACTTTGCGCCTTTCTCGCCCGGCACGAAGTGCGTTGCGACCATCTCTGATGCGCAGGCGCCCAACGGCGCTCGGATGCACTGCAACCGCGCCGAGTGACTATCCCGCGCGGAAGGAGACTCCATTTAGGCTCACCCATGCAGGTGAGCCCGACGCGACGATGACGACGCCGTCTGCGGTAACCGTCACGCGTCCATACCCTGTCGAGGTGGCGACTGCGAAATCGCGGGTGGCGGGAGGTCGGCACCTCGCGGGCAGTGTGAGGGCGTTGGTTCCGATGGTGCCCCCTGTAATCGCCCCCTCAAGATGCACTCGGCCTGTGCTGTCTTTGTAATACGTCACTCGTCCTCGCCCATTGTCGGTGTAGGGCTCCCAGCTCCCGTGAACTACAGGAGGAGGGAGCGTTGGTTCCTGCACAATGTCCGCGAGGTCCACCTGTACGGAGTCGATCTGGATGGTGCCCCCAGCGACCCCCATGACAGACGACAGCCGAGCCCGAACGAAGCGTGCTGTTGCAGGCGCAGGTGCGGCGTGGACGTATCGAGCCCACGGCTCTCCGGCCGTAAACATCTTGTGGAAGTTCTCCACGGAGATGGTCGCCCCTGTCGCGTCAAGCCACTCAAGGGCCATTGTGAGCAGTGCTTCGTCTGTCCCCTTGGCGAACGCGTCAATAGAGTAGCGAAGCCCTGGCCGGACCGAGATTGCTTGCGAGACGATGACGGCATCAGTGGACTGAAGCTGGAGAGCTCTACTTCCGCTCACTGAGTCCGGTGTCGTCGCAAGGTCTGCACCCCAAATGCCCATTTCGACGCGCCAGTTGTCGGGCGGAACGGACGAGGATGCCTGAGATTCGAAGTCGTAATTCAGGGGGGCAACCCCCCACGTGACCATGGGTGCTGTGAAGCGCGGCTCGACGTACCGCGGCGACAGCGCCACCTGCTCCGAAGTGGGCCCGACGTTGCCGTGAGCGTCCCGGCCGCGCACCACCGCGTAGTGCGTCGTGCCGGGCTGGAGGTCGGCCACCTCGAAGCGCGTGGCGCTCGCCGCGGCCTTGAGCGTCGCCGCGCCCGGGGTGAAGCCAGGCGAGGTGCTGACGTGCAGCTCGTAGGAGTCCCACGCGGGGCCCGTGGGCGCGGGCTTGAAGGCGAGCGCGAAGCCGTTGACGGTGGCGGTGGGCTGCAAGTCGCTGGGCGCGTCGGGGCCCTTCATCTTCGCTGTCACCTGGATGGAGCGCTCGGCGGGGCTGCTGCCGGTTGAGGGGCGCGCGTTGCGCGCCTTCCACTCGCTGCGAGAAATCGACGGACGTCCGCGCAACTGCAGCTTCATCTTCGCGGTGCCGCTGGTGAACACGGGGTCGATGCTGACGATGGCCAGGTCAACGGCTTCGTCCAGGTGGACGTCGTCAGGCAGCACGCGCACCACGTCGTTGACCTCCAGCGCCCACACGTAGGGGACCTCCACCTCCACATCGAGGGCGGAGTCGGACAGGTCCGCGATGGCCGCGTCGGCGAGCCGCTGGGCCTCCACCTCCGTGTTGATGTTGGACGCGGAGGCCTCCGTCACCTGCATGTACCGCCGTCCGTGCTCGGCGATGGACGTAGGGTTGGTGCTCAGCACGGACTTGCGCTTGGCATTCCCCAGCGCGTCCCGGTCGTTGATGTCCGTGTAGACGACCTCCACGGCGTTGCGGATGTCGGTGAGGCGGCGCTGCACCCGGCTCAGCTCCACGTAGTCGTCTGGGCCGAAGGTCCACACGGGCTCATCCGCGAGGCGCTCCGGGCTCTGGAGGACGAGCTGCCATCCCAGCCCGTCAACGAAGCGGAGGCGCAGCTCCCAGCCGAGCTGGGCGGCCAGCTTCTGACAGGCCTCGTGGACCGTCTCGCGCTCCTGCGTGTACCGGCCCAATTGCCACATCGGGTCCACGGGCACATGCAGCCCCGGGCCGGTGCCGGTGGGCACGTTGTCGCCGATGATGGCGGTCATCACCTCCTGCACCGCGACGCCCACGGTGTTGTTCCCGTAGTCGCGCTCCGTCTCGATGAACACGTCCTGGAAGACGCCAGCGAAGTCGCGGCCGGTGAAGGACAGCTCTTCGGGGCCCGCGTCGATGTCGTCGATGCGGCCCAGGAACACCTGCTGCCAGGCGCCTGGCGTGGGCTCTTCGCTCGGCGTGGTCTGCACGTCGATGCGGAAGGTGCGCCCCTCCTTGAGCAGCGGCTCCACGAGTCCTGTGGGCCCTCGGTTGGCCGGGCTGGTGGCCACCATGGGCGACAAGCTGACGATGCCGGCGGGCCCGTTGCGTCGCACGGCAACCGTCGCCAGGCCCACCGTCTCGTCCTGCGACTCGCTCCACTGGACGCCCATCACCCAGTCGCGGCCGAGCAGCTCGCCGAGGTTCACCGCCGAGAGGGGGAAGCGCATGACGATGACGCGCACGTGGGTGATGGCGCGGCGGCTGACCAGCGCGGCCCGTTCCTGGTTCGACAACGGCCTCATGGCGACTCCATCAGCGTGAAGGTGAAGGACTCCCCGGCCACGCGAGTTGGGCCCTCCCACCACTCGATGGACTCGCCCTGCCCAGACTCACCCAGCACGAGCGTGGGCCGGTGCAAGCCTGTCCCGGTGGCGCGGTGGTACGGCAGGGGGCCAAAAGGGGCGCCTGAGTCGCGCCACGGCACCACCCACGCGTCTGGGGCGCGGTAGGGCAGGGCCACCAAGTCGCTCACCAGGAGGCCGTCGTTGGCGGGGTTGGGAAAGCCCCCGGCGACACCAGCACGGTGGTGCATGGTGAGGCTGCCGTTTTCGTCCACCTCGGCCAGCCCCACGGTGCCGGGCAGCCGAAACGGCGCCGTGCTGGCGTACCAGGGCGCAAGCCAGGAGTCGGGCACCGTGTACGGCAGGACCACCAGGTCGTCGATGAGTAGCGAGCCGCCCTCCTGGTTGAACAGGACGACGGCGCCGTCCGGCAACTGCGTGTAGTCACCGCTGGAGGAGTAGAGCACTCCCGCTGACGCTGGGTGACTGCCCACCACGCCGTCGCGGCTCAACAGCAGCCCGGCCCGGTGGATGTAGAGGTGCCAGGTGGCGTCAGTGGCGAGCCGCGCCCAGTACGCCACCGTCCACTGGGGGCCGAGCGCTGTGGGCCACGTCGCCGAGGCGCCGTCGTAGAATTCCGCGCATTGTCCGTATCGGCCGGCGCCACCTTGCCCCGCGTCTACGTCGCTGGGCGCCATGCCCCAGTTGCTGGCGAAGTCGTCGTCGAAACTCCAGGTGTGCCCCAGCGCGGGCCCCGGCGCCGCCGCGTCCCGGTACACGGTGCCGTCCGAGTGCTGGACGTAGTGGTGCCACTGCACCCCATCCACGCCCCAGACTCTGGCCCAGTAGGCCACCGTCCACTGGGGGCCAAGTTGCGTGGCCCAGGTGACGGCGGCGCCGGCGGACAGGGACAGCGCGAAGGTATCGTCGTACCGCCCCCCGCCCGGCTGCCTCCCCGGCGAACCGACCACCGACGGCCACAGCCCGCGGCTCGACGCCATGTCCTCGGTGAAGGACCAGGAGTCGCCCTCGCCGTCGATGAGGCCGCGCAGCACTGCGGCGTCGGCGAGGGGCAGCGGGCCCGTGCCCCCGTCGATGTTGAGCAGCTTCTTGCGGACGCTGCTGCGCGGGAAGCCGCTGAACGTCCGCGCCTTCTCGCCGATGAGCACCGGCGAGTAGCGCAGGGGCGTCCTCTCCGCGACGGGGACAGGGATGCCCGACAGGGCGAGGTAGGGCGGGGGCATAGGGCCTCGGCTCAGTAGCCCGACCGTCTCAAGGCCCGCTTTTCGAGGGCGCGCTGCACGCTGCGCATGCCAGCCTCGAGGGCCTCGTCGATGTCGTAGCCGATGATGTGTTGGGTGACCTGGACGTTGATTGCGTCGCCGCTGGTGCCGGCGAGCCCGGACTTGGTGTAGCTGTTGCGCGGGTCATTGGGCTGCTTCCAGTCCGGGAGCTCCTCGCCACCGCGGTTGCGGAGGATGCCGTCGCCCGGGTCCGGCCGGGGCGCGCGCGTCCCCGACTGCTGCTGGTGCGTCGGGGGTGGAGGCGTCGGCGTGGGCTCGGCGCTGGGGCCCTCCTGCGCGTCCTGGGACTCGTAGCGGCGCAGGTTGACTCGCCACGCAGCGGGGACGTTGGAGAGGGCCTCCGTGGCCTTCTGGAGCGCGGCCGTGTTGCGCAGCACCTCCGCTGTCTCCTTCGCCTTGGCCTCGGCGGACTCCCACGTCATGTCCCGCAGGGCGGCCAGCGACTCGCCCATCGCGTCCGTGTCCACCTTGAGGCGGTCCAGGCTGTTGGCGAAGTCCTTGAGGGCGTCGATTCCCAGCCACTCCACGGCCTTGCTGATGCCACGGATGACGGACTGCACGGCCCGGATGATGGTGTTCCACACCTTTCCGAGCGCCTGGGCGACGTAGAGGATGATGGTCGCTACGAACTTCAGCACCTCGAAGAGCGCCTTGAGCGCCGGCCCCGCGATGATGTTCAGCGGCGCGATGACAATCATCACCGCCTGTGCGAGCGCGCTCAGCAGCGGCGCCAGCCCCTGGAGGAGCTGCCCCAGCATCACCAACGGCGGCACCAGGGGCTCCACGAGCTCTCCGAGGGCCGTGAAGACAGGCGTCAACGTCGTCGTGAGCGCGTCGATGACGAGGAAAATGGCCCCCACCAGCGGCTGGAGAGGGGCCAGGATGGCGCCGAGGGCGTTCGCGACGCTGCCGATGACGACGGACACCATCTCCATCAGCGTCTTGAAGGAGTCGGACTGGAGCAGCAACTCGCTGATGACGGCGCCAAAGGCCCCCATGGGCCCGCCAGCCGCGAATCCGCTCGCCGCGGCATGCAAGAGGGAGGTGATTTCGCTCATCGCGCCGGCCACGCGGTTGAGCAGCTCGCGCTTCGCGGCGGCGATGGCTGCGCGGGCCTCGTCCATCCACCGGCGCATGTCCGCGGCGAGGGCGCGGAAGGAGGCCCGGCCCGCTTCGTTGGCCTCCAGGGCGGCCTCTTTGAGCGCCTCGCGCGACTCCCGCTCCATTTCGAGGTTGAGCGCGGCCTCGTCCTTGAACTGCCGCACCTCCTTCTCGAACTGCGCGAACGCGGCGGCAGCCGACGCCCCCTCGTAGTAGTCGGCGCCGGCCATTTCACGGCGCACGGCCTCGCTTTCGTCGCGCTGAAGCTGCGCGAGGCTCTTCTCGCGCCCGGACGCGCTGCCGTCGTCGGGCTGTCGGATGTTCGCCTGGCCCGAGGCGAGGCCCGGAATCATCGACTTGAGCGAGTCCAGCAGGCCGGTGAGGCCCAAGTCGTCCAGCATCTTCCGCGTGCCCGCCAGGGACTTGCCGAATCCCTCGGCGACGCCCTTGCCGACGTCGGTGGCGATGTCCGCGACCGACGCGCCCAGGCCGGAGAGTGCGTCCGCGACGGCCTGGGCACCGGCGATGGCCTTCTCTTCGAGGTAGGACGCGCCGTCCTGCAGGTCTTTCAGCAGCGACTTGCCAGTGATTTTCTGGGCGGAGTCGAGTGCCTTGTTCAGCCGCCCCATCTGTAGGCTCTTGGGGAGCGCCTTGACGAAGGGGTCCAACTTCTTCGCAGCCTCGCGAATCAGCCAGGCCATGGTCTCCAGGGACTGGAGGGCGATGGACTGGATGGTGTCCGCGAGGCCCTTGAATGTGGACGTGAGCAGTTGCCAGACGCGGGACGCCACGGCGGAAATGCTGGTGAGGATGGACATCACCGAGTCGCGGAGCCCGGTGCTGGTGTCCGTCCATGCGCCGTAGACGCTGCCGGCCAGCAGGGTGAGCCCGGCCACCGCGGCGGCGATGGCCGCTGCCGGCGCCGCCACGGCAGCCAGCGTGGGGCCGATGCTGGCGAGGAGGGTGGACTTCTGGAGCCCTCCCAACACCTTGAGGACGATGCCCACGGAGCCGGCGAGCCCCTCGATGACGCCGGCCAGCTTGCCGATGGTGCCCACCGCGAGGCCGACGCTGGCCACCCAGACGGCGATGTCCGCCCCGGTGCGCTTCATCTCGGGCGAGAGGCGCTGGAAGGTGACGACCAGGCGCTCGAAGAAGTCCGCCAGCTTGCGCACCACCGGGAGGAAGAGGTCCCCGATGTCCGCCGCGAGCGTGTACGCCAGTTCCTTGAGGCGTCCGACCTCGTCCTTGAGCCGCTCGTTGGACTGCATGGCCGCGGCCACGGCGCCAGCCATGCCCGCGGCCACCATGGCGCCGATGTTTCCGATGGGGGCGGCGGCCTTCTTGATGAGCTTGGCCGTGTCCTCCGCCGCCTTGACGAGCTGCTGGAGGGACTTGAGGGCCTCGCCGATGCTCGCCGTCGCGACGATGTAGAGGTCGCCGACCCTCAAGCCTCCGCCAGACATGCGCTACCCCTTCGGTGTGCTGGGCCTCGGGCCCACGCGGTAGATGACGGAGCGGGTCGCCTGCTGGGCGGTGGGCCGCACCGGCGAAGGGGACGGCAGTGCAGCGCCCGCCGTGGCCTCCTTCTCCTTCTCTTTGATGCTCTCGGCTTCAAGCTGTCCGTAGGCGACCAGCCCGTAGAGCTCGTCGTCGTCCCACTCGCGGACGTCGTTGGGGCGTTGGCCCAACGCTTTCGCGGCGGCGAAGACGAGCAGCTCCCGGGGGTCGCTCAGGAGTTTCCCCGGGCCTCCTCAACGTCCTGCTTGAGGCCACCCATGAAGGCCTTCTGGGCGTCGAGCGTGACGTCCTCCAGCCAGGGCGAACCGAGGATGGTCTCGACGTCGCCCGGGTCGGCCGGGTCGTAGAGGCGGAGCTTCGACTCCGGGTCGTACAGCACGCACGCCACCATGCGCGAGACGCCGCGGAGGTTGCCCTCCGTCGCATTGGCTTGGCTGCCCTCCGTCGCATTGGCATTGACCGGCATCTCGCCCGCGGCCTCGATGAGCTTGAGGACGGCAACTCGCTCCTTGTGACTGGGCCGACGCAGGTCCACCTTGTCGCCGTCCAACTCGACAGTCTTCACCAGCTTCCGAGTCTTCTGGGCGAGGCGCTGCTTGAGGGTGAGTCCTTCCATGGTGCTTCCTCCTGGGGGGGCGACGGGGTGAGGGCTCACAGCGCGCTGGGCGCGCCCTGGCCGGAGAGGGTGGCGGAGAAGGTGACGACGTCCGTGGAGGTGCGGCCCTCCTCGTAGGAGGTCACCTTCACCGGGAAACGGTCGCCCTGGCTGCCCGGCGCGGCGTCCGCGTCCTTGACGATGAGGAGCCAGACTGTCTCGTTGTTGAGAAAGGCGTCGCGGAGGAGGACGTGCGTCGGGTCCTCGGGCATGTGGTGGCCCGAGATGGGAATCTGGAAGCTCTTCGATGTCGTCATCGAGCGCTTCCAGCCGCCGTCCTGGCCCAGGTACGCGATGTCGACGCTGTCCGCGGTGTAGTTCACCGGGGCGTCCGTGACGCCGTCCATTTTGTTCGTCTCAGACGGCACCTCGACGGCGGTCGCCGCGAGGTGGATGGCGTGAATGAAGCTGATAATCGGGTCCGGCATGGTGCCTCCTCAGTGGCTGGGGAACTGCTTGGAGAGGTAGTCGGCCAGCACGCGCGCGACGCCGCGGCGCGCGGACGCGCGAGTGCGGCGGAAGGCCTTCTTCAGGAAGTGCGGCGGGGGCCGGATGATTTGGTCCCCCCAGTGAAAGCCCTCGTGGATGGGGCCCGCCGAGGGGTGCTCGTACCCAGCTGTCCACGTCACCGAGAGGCGCTGCATGTTGTACTCGGGGCCGCTGATGAACCCGGTGTCCGCGAGCGGCTTTTCCGGCACGCCGTTGGAGGTGCGCCGATGCTCGTCGCGCTCCTCCTTCGAGCGACGCGGGACGAGGAATGTGGACAAGTCCAACGTCCGGCGCACCGCGTCCCGCAGGGGGAAGTCGAGCGCGCGCAGCACCTGCTGGGGCTGCTGTCGCAGGCGCACGAGGGCAGGGGCTTTGAAGGACACCTTGACGGCCATGCCCCTGTAGAAGGGGCGCCGCTAGGCCGAGTAGCGCGCGGCGAGGTTGAAGACGAAGCGTGGAAACCCCTCGCCGTCCGGGCCCATGTAGTGGGGGCCTGCGCCCTCGCAGCGCACGTCCACGTAGCCGGGCACGCGGGCCAGGTGCAGCGCCGTCCAGCACCGCACCGCCAGCTCGCGCGTGGCCGTGTAGCTAGCCTTGGGCCCACGCACCACCACCTGGACGTCCGCCGCCAGCACGCCGCGTCCGGTGCCCAGATAGAGGCCTCCCTCGCCGCCCGTGTGGCGGACGCACACCAACTGCGGCGGGCCGCTCACGGGGAAGGGCCCGGGGTAGAGGCTGGGCGGGTTGCTGGTGGTGGATAGCTCCAGCCCGGCCGCCTCCAGGAATGCAGCCAGCTCGAGCTCCACGTCCCGAGGTGTCACAGGTAGACCTCGTAATGGTCGAGGGCGCCGGAGAGGGCGTAGCGCGGACTGCACCGCAAGGGCTCCTTCCCGGCGTTGTAGTCGTCCGGGCTGGTGCCGGGCGGGTACACCCTGTCCTCGGGCTTCACCTCCACCATGGTCCACATGACGGCCTCGGAGACGCGCTCGTCGCCGTCCGCGGTGACGAGGCGCTTGGTGGCGCCCTCGTAGCGGCACGGGTGCAGCTCCGGCTCGGAGTACTCGTGCTCGCCGCGGGCGTTGGTGACGAGGAGTCGCTCCAGCCAGAAGGACTGGCGCAAGGCGTGGCCCATGAGCATCAGCGAGGCCTCCGGTACGGGGTGAGCAGCTGCTGCGCGGGGCGCGGCAGGGCGGTGCGTCCACCGCCCTCGCTGGCGAAGTAGCTCATGGACGTGCCGCCGATATTCTCACTGGCCACGTCGCCGGGCTTCCCGTCGCGGGAGAGGGCTGTCGTCACCGCCTCCACTGCGGCGAGTTGGATGGCTGCCGGCAAGTCCACCTGCAGCGAGGAGTCCAGCGCGGCCTGGCCCGGCGTCACCCAGCCCGCGTCGTAGGTGACAACCACTTCGCCCGTGGCGCGCGCCTCCAGCGGTGTGGTGGAGACGCCCGTCGTCCAGCTCCCGGTGTAGGGCCAGCGCGAGGAGCGCGCCACCAGCCGTCCCATGAGCGCGGACTCGAGCGCGTAGGACGCGGCGTCCACCTCGACGCCGCGCACCTCCACGCGCACCACCTGACGGACGGCGCCGCCAGCAAGCCAGAGGTACGGCCCGCCCGTGCCCGCTACCGACTCCACCACGCCCAGGCGGCGGTGCAGTGGATAGCCGACGTAGGCCGCCACCGCTTCGGACGTGGCGGTGATGAAGAGGGCCAGGCGCGGGCCCTCCACCGCCGTGCGCGCGGTGAGGGGGAGCAACTCGGCCGTCAGCAAGTCTTGGGGCGCGGGCATGGCGTCTCACCTCACAGCGGCAGGCGCTGGCCGCCACCGAAGACGATGGTGGCGCCCGCCATGACGGTGGGCGAGGTGCCCGCGGTGAAGGTGACTGCCTCGACGACGCGGAGGAAGGAGTGGTCCACGTCCGCGTACTGGAGGTTGAAGTCCTTCTCGGCACAGGTGTCGGCCGCGGTGACGGTGAGGACGACGTCCGCGTTGTCCATGTCCTTGAGCGGCACCCAGCCGTCCGTGCCGGTGGGGCTCGTTTGGACGGTGTAGCTGACGCTGGTGGCGGTGGGCCCGCCGGCGACTTCGCCGACGTTGGCCACCAGCACGCCCGACTGGTAGCGGCTGACGTCCAGGGCCGCGCCATTACGCGTGCCGGCCCCCAGGTAGTCCGGGGGCAGGGCCTGGTTGGCGGCGTGGATGAGGTGGCCGATTTGCGTGTTGGAAGGGTGCATGTGTCGTGACTCCATGAGGGTGGAGGGGAACGGGCCGGCCGCGTGCTGGCGCCGGCCCGGCGCGCGTCAGTAGGTGACGCCCGTCTTCTCGGCGAAGGCCTCGGCGTGGCGCAGCAGCCAGTCCACCTGGGTGATGCCTCGCATCGTCACCATGTCGCTGCTGAAGTCCGCGCCGTCCTCGCCGACCTCCACCTCCAGCGGCACGGCCTCGCCGAGGATGAGCTGCTGCGCCAGGCCGAAGCCGATGACGCGGTCCTCGTTGAGGGTGGTGCTGCGGAAGACGGGCATGCCGTTGAGGCGCGGGTTGCGCAAGTCGCGCAGCTCCGGCCACACCCAGCCCGCCGCGTCCCGCTGCGCGCGCAGGTGGAAGTACGTCTTCGGGCTCATGTAGTAGAAGCCCGAGTTCCCCTCCAGGCCGCCCGGCACCTCGGCGCTGTCCACCGTCTCCACCAGGCCGTCCACGTCGGCAATCTTGTTGTCCAACGTGGTGCCGGCGACGGGCGTGCGGTTGGTGCTCTTCATCTGCTGGCGCAGGCCGTTGGGCTTCTTCGGGCCCTTGCCCTTGATGCCCACCTGGTCCACCTCCAGGCTGATGGCGGCGGCCATGTCCTCGCCGGCGACGGCGGTGGCGTCCATGTTGCCCAGGCGCAGCAAGTCGTTGCTGATGGGGCACAGGGCCATCAGCTTGTGGGCCCCCAGGCTGATGGCGCCGTCGGTGGGGTTGGACTTCTGGACGGGCTTGCCCTCGGCCGTCCAGTACACGGTGACGCCCTGGCCCAGGGTGCCCATGTTCAGCTTGGCGCCGTAGCCGCCGATGGTGCGGGCGCCAGCGGCCAGGAGGATGGAGCGCGGGCGCAGCACCTCCACCAGCTCCGAGCTCCACGTCTCGCGCGCCCACAGGCCGCCCTGCTCGAAGACGCCGGCGAAGAGGCCCGCCGCCTTCACGCGCTCCATGAACTTCTTCAACTCGCCCATGCCCTCGGCCTTGCCGTGCCGCTCGGCGCGGGCCAGGTAGGCGGACTTGAGGCGGTAGCCGAGCGCCGCGGCGAGGCGCTTCTCCTTCGGCACGTCGAGGAGCAGGTCCTTCGCGTGGCTGGTGACGGGCGGCTGGGCCGCGTTGGGACGGCTGGCGAGGGCGGACTCAACGCCCTTCACCACGGCGGTGTCCACGGCGCGCTGGAGGTGGGGCGGCAGGGCCGGGGCCTTCGGCTTGGGGTCAGTGGCGGACTTGGGCATGGTGGGCTCCAACTGCAAAGGGTGGGGTGCTGCGAAAGGGGGCTCAGCGAGTCAGAAGGGGCGGCGCTCAGCCCGGCAGCAGCGCGACGTAGCCGCGCAGGTCGGCAGGGGAGAGGGCCTTGGCCTGGGCGGAGGTGAAGCCGAGGTGCTTCACCACCTTGGCGCGCAGGGACTTCGCCTCCTCCTCGGGCAAGTCCTTCTCGTCCTCCGGGGTACCCTCGGACAGCTCCTGCTCTTCCTCGGACGGGGGGGCCTCGTCGGACTTCGGCTCCTCGTCCTCGGGGGCTTCGCGCTCCTCCTCCGGGGTGTCCCCGGAGAGGGCCTGCTCGTCCTCCTCGCCGTCGCGCTCCTCGTCCTCGGGAGCCTCGCGCTCTTCCTCCTCGAGGTCGTTCTCCTCCTCGTCGGGGAGCAGCTTGTGCAGCTTCTTCACCTCGGCCTTCAGCTCGGCGAGGTCGCCCTCCACCTTCAAGCGGAAGGCCAGCCCGGCGGCCCGGTACTGCTTCTCCTCGTCCTCGTCCACCGCCTCCGCGGAGCGCAGGCGCACCGCGTCCTGGTTGCCTGCGATGTTGACGATGCTGACCTCCAGCACCTCCACCAGCGGGAAGTCATAGCCGCCGTCCTTGTTCGGCACCGGCTCTGTCTCGCAGGGCACGAAGCGGATGCTGCACTGGTCCAGGGTGCCGGCCTTCACCTTGGCCGCCACCATCTTCGAGGTGTCGCAGGCCTCGTCGAAGACGGGCGCCATCACCCACTCGCCAGCCTCGCGGAAGCACCGCGCGAAGCCGATGGCCGGGCTCCAGCTGTCGTGGTTCCACAGCAGGGGGACGCGGAACTCCTCGCCCTTCGCCTTGATGGCGAGCACCCTGTCCTTGTGGCGGTCCAGGTTGGTGGAGGTGATGCGGAACACCGGGCCGGATGCGCCTTCGGTGGGCTTCGACTCCAGCAGCTTGCGGAAGCTTTTCATGCCCTGGAGAAGGGGCGGCTACACGCGGCCCTCCTCGCCCGTCCTGTCCCTGGGCGGCTCCGGGGTGGCGTTGGCGGACGCGCTCGCGGCGTTGTTGCCGCCCCCGCCCTGGCCCGGGAGTGGCGCTGGCCGCTTGCCCTCCAGCTCGGGCAGCGGCTCGAAGCCGGCGAAGGCACGCGCCTCGTTGAACTCGAAGGCCTCGGTGATGGGCGTCGTCATCGCCCTGAACACCCGCTCGAACTCCTGGGGCCGCGGGTCCTCGTAGTCGAGGATGACGTCCGCGTCGATGAGGGGCACCAGGCGGTGCTGGAACCACGACAGCAGGAACTCCAGCCGGGGCGCCACCGCGTACTCCGCGAGGTGGTACTTCGCCGCCTCGGACGTGCTGCGGTTGCTGCTGCTGGTGTCGCCCACCAGCTCGGGCGGGACGTTGTAGACGTGGCGCACGTAGGAGCGCAGGGACTTCGCCAGCTCGTCCGCCTGCAGCTCGCGGTAGTTGATGGCCACCTGGGCCAGCGAGACCCCGCCGGGGGTGAACCACACCTTGCCCGCGTTCTCCGGCCCGCGGAACTCCTCCTTGAAGCGCTTCTCCAGGTCGTCAGCGGCCTCCTGCCGCTCGAAGTCTTCGTGCTTCGAGTCGAGCCCCACCACGGCATGCGGCAGGCCCCCGCGCTCGAAGGTGCCCTTGGTGGCCTTGTCGATGGCCTCCATGGTGTCGAGCTGGTCCCCGAGGGCGGTGCCGCGTCCGACGCCGCGGCCGAGGGGGTTCTCCGGGTCCAGGTGCTTGAGCCACAGCATGTGCTCGGCGGGCACGTACCCGGAGAACTGGCCATAGGAGAGGGCGAAGTAGGGGCGGCCGGGCTGGGGTGTCATGTGGACGCAATGCGGAGGTACCGACTCCCAGCCCACCGGGCGCCCGTCCTGGCCCAGGCGCAGCCAGAGGAACGTCTCGCCCACCAGGTCGAGGTGGACTTGGAGCAGCTTGCGCAGCTCGCGGCCCGGGTACTCGGGGTGGGGGGACTCCAGCAGGCGCAGCACTTCGTGCTCGGGGAGCTCCACCAGCTCGCCGGCCTGGGTGGATTCCTCCAGCGCCTTGCGCCGCTCATGGCGAGCGGCGGACTTCCAGCGCGCGTCGTAGCACTTCACACCCCCGAAGCCCACGCGCTTGTAGGCCCTCCACTGGGGCGTCGCCACCGCATCGGCCACGGTGTCCACGACGGCGCGCAGCCAGCCATTCTCGCGGTAGGCGATGAGGACCTCCCGGCTGCCCCGACGCGGACCGAAGCTGAAGACGGGGATGGCATGGACGAGGGGGCCCCGGGTGGTGGGCAGCATGCCCAGGGCTTTCAGTGCGCGGCGAAAAAGAGCGGCCATGGCCCCAAGAAGGGGTGGCCAGCCCTATTTGGGACCGATGCGCTGGAGAAGCTCCACTGCTGTTGCCTGTGGCAGCGGCTCTGCTTGGTCAATTGCGTATCCACTTGGCTGAGAGGAAAAAATGGTGCTCGATACCTGGGCGAGAATCGCATCCTTGACCTTGGAGTCAGCGGTCGATGATGCGAGAACACTGAAGGTGTCGAGCGCGACGGAACGGTGCCTGTTGATAATGTAGTTGTGTCTGCTTGCCCTGAAGTTTCGGGCGCATAGCGAGAGCGCATAAAAAGCTATTGAGAGAATGACGAATCGGGGAATGTAGGCAAAAATCGTCAAAGGCAAGGAGCCGTCAATGAGACTGGCAGGCGGGTTTCGGCTCGCCCACCAAGCCGTGATCGATATTGTTATTGCTGCCAGGGACATGCCGCCAAACCACGCCCACGCGGCATGGCTGTGTCCTTTGGCTTCCGCTGAGAAGTGCCGAGACTGTTCGGATACGACGGCGTTGGTTGCGTAGTCCTTGAGTTGCGTGAGGATTTTGCTGCACTGTTTTTCGGTATTGTTTATTGTCTCCAATATCGCCTCCGCCTTGCCGAGTTGCTCCTTTATTGCCGGCTGAATGTGGAGCTCAAGTGCGACTGCTGGAGCAGCAACGTCGTATAGGTTTTTGTGCATGCCTCGTATCTGATTGATGAAGTTATCTCGATTATCGGGTGTCTTGCTTTGACTTTTGCTGTATTGCGATGCGTTTACGAGGATTTGAATTGCTTGCATTGAGAAGGATTGAATGCTGTCGAGGCGTGAAGGGGGTGTGTGGCTTAGGTCGGTGAGGCTTAGTGCGTCGAGGAGCTTGATGAGTGCTGCTGCGGGCTCGCGAGGAATGCTTAGGTCGTGGCGTGTGCTAGGCAGTCCGCATACATCGTCGATGGTGAGGCTCATGAGTGCGGTACGGACTCGTGTGGCAAATGCGTCGGAGGGGTGTTCGATTTGCATGGGCGTAGCGTACCGCTACTGTTCGTCGTCTGCTGAGCATCCAGCCTGTTCGGCCGTGGCATTGGCGCGCTCTGCTGCTCCCTCATTCTTTCGGCGCTTGACGACGTACTTGAAGATGGGCCAGCACATGGCGTCCACGCGGTCATCGCGCGCGTGGCCGCCTTCGGCGCCGGTGAACTTCGCGAGCTGCTCCTCGAGCTGCTTGTGCTTGCCCACCATGTGGACGAGGCCCGCCTCTGCCAGCATGGACACCGGCGCGGCGCGCTCGGCCTTCGATTGCCGGGCTCGCTCCGTCTTCACTGCCACCTTCGCAACGCCCCGGATGGTGTGCCGCACCATGGAGCCGCCCGTGTTCGTCTCGGCGAATATCCACGCGCGGGGGCGCCCGCGGCTGTCCTTCTTCGCGAAGGGCTCCCACGCGCGTAGGGCCTCCACGGCCCGCTTCGCCCATGCGCTGGGCTCCGGGCTGCGCAGTGAGAGGTCGGCCAGCACGTAGACGTGGTCCAGCCCGTCGCTCTCCTGGCGCACGCCCACCGCGACGATGCCGTGCATGTCCGCGTTCTTCTTCTCCCCGGTGGCCGGGTCCACGCTGATGACGATGAAGTCGAACTCCTTCGGGCGCTTCTTCGGGTGGACGCGCGGCGTCTCCCAGTCCACCTTCCGGAAGAGGGCCGGGTCCAAGTCAAAGGCGAGCTCGCCCAGGAACTCGCGGCGCCCCACCGTCGAGGCGGCGGCCCGCCGCGCCTGGCGGATGTAGGCCGCGTCCAGGTTGGCCGCGTTGTCGAAGGTGGAGGAGCGCGACAGCACCAGGCCCTCCCTGTCCTTGAGGATGGTGCGGAAGAGCTGCGTGGGCGCCGGCGTCGTCGTAATCACCTTGCGGCTGGAGAGGCCGAGCTGGCGCATGCGCTGGGAGGTGCCGCGGCCGACACGGCAGCACTCCTCAAAGACGCCCTCCGGGTCCTTCTCCCAGGCCACGATTTCGTCCAGCCACTCGAAGGTGTACCCGTACCCACGGAACTTGTTGGCCTTCGCGGCCGGCAGGTAGTCGGCCACCACGCCGTTGGGGAAGATGAGCTGCTTCTTGCTCTTCCTGTGCTCCGGCCGGAACCAGGGCGGCGCCAGGGTGAGGATGCCGGACGGGCCCTCAAGCTGGTTCTTTTGAATCTCCGTGTACGTGGGGCCGACGATGAGGATGCGGGCGCCCGGGTCCTGTCGGGCCTCGTCGATGACGGACGCCGCGCCAGCATGCGTCTTGCCCGCGCCGCGCCCCCCCAAGAGGAACCAGACGCGCCAGCGGGCCAGGGCCTCGTCCACCATGTGCGGCGGCTGCTGCACGGGACGCAGGGAGAAGCCCGGCTCGTAGTGGAGGGTCAGCAGCTCCGGGTTCGTCAGCTCCAGCCGCGAGGGGAAGTCGGCGACGGTGCCGAAGCGCTCGCGCAGCTTGAGGGCCAGCCGGTCCAGCTTCGAGTACCGGCCGTGCGTCTCGGGGCGGAGAATGGGGAGTTCTTTGAGCAGGTCCCCGCTCTCGGTGACGGCCTCACTCTTCATCGTCCTCTTCCTCGTCTTGCCCCTCAGTGGCCGCGTCGGCGTCAGGGGCCTCCGTGCGCGCGGCCTCGGCGAGGAAGCGCTCCAGCTTCTCGGCCAGGGCGCGCTGGGCGTCCTCCGGCGTCACCATCTCGAAGGGACCCTGCGCGTCACCCGCCCCCACGGTGCGCTCGCGCTCGGCGCGGAACTCGCGGTCCGCGACGCCCAGGCGCCACCGGATGACCTTGTCGTTCATCGTCTTGTCGGTGATGGCGTCCGTGGAAGCCTCAATGAGGCTCATCTGGTACTCGGCCTCGGCCTTCTCCACGTCCTGCACCAGCTCCGTGTAGCGGCTGCGCTTGCCGGACTCGATGGCGTCACGCCCGCGGCGCAGCCAGTTCTCCAGGTGCTTCGCACTGGTGCCAGCGAGGGCGGCTGCCATGCGGCGGGTGGCACCTCGCCGAAGCCGGGACACCACCTCCGTCTGAATGGCATACGTCAGCGTCGAGGCCGGCCCGGAGAACTTCGCGGGCCGGCCACGCTTGCGCTTCGGCGGCGTGCCGAGGGGCTTGTCTGGGTCGAAGCCGCGCGCGTGAGACATGCCCCTCAGAAGGGGCGGCTACTCGGCGCCGCAGGCGAGCTGCTTCGCGCGCTCAACGAGGGCCACCATGTGGGCGGCGGCCTTCTCCTGGTGTTCACCGGGCACGCGCGTGCCAGCCTCGCCCAGGACCTGGAGCGCCTCCGCGCAGGCTGCGATGGCGCCCGACACCTCCGACAGGGTGACGGTGTCGTGCTGGAGCTTGAGGCTCACGCGGTCCACCTTGGACTCCAGCTCATCGAGGGCCTGGTGAACGTGGCCCAGGTCGCAGGTGGCGGTGACGTGCAGGTCGCCGATGTTGATGCTCGTGGCGTCGGCTTTGTCGGCAGGCGACGCATCCCAGCCGAGGGCCTGGAGCGCCAAGCGAATGACCTCGTCAGGGCCGCCGCGCTCATGGGCCCCGCGGGCGATGGCTTCGAGCATGTAGGCGGTCCGCGTTGTGGGCGTGGCCGCGAAGAGCGCGAGGCCGGAGCCCTGGATCTGGGCGCGGAACAGCGGGTGACCACGGAGCTGCTCTTCGATGACGGAGAGGGGAGGGGTTGTCATACCCCCGGAGAAGGGGCGCCAGCGGCCCGCCATGCCACGCGAGCGCGCAGAACACCCTGCCCAGGTGCGGAGCTGGAGCGTGCACCAGCGGGCCGCCAGGAACGCGAGGGGCCCAGAAAAATGGGGGGTCTGCCCTCAGTTCCCCCTCGGAAAAATCCCGATTAATTCCGCAGCGCCAGATTGTACCGCGCCGAGCAATCACGTTTTGGGCCCACCTCCCCGGTTTCCCACCCCGGGGCACCCGTACCTACATTCACTCTCACTGTAAAACTACCTTGTCACACATGTGTGCGTGGGTGCGCTTGGCATGGCGCTTGCCCGGCCATCGGCGCCGAGCGCGCCCCTTCTCGCGGGCATGACCATCCTGCTCGCCGTCGCCGTCCTCGTCCTCGCAGTGGTGCTCTTCGTCGTCTGCCGCCGCCTCCAGGATGCCGAGTACTGGCGCGCTCACTGGCGCCGTCGACACGACGAGCGGGACGCCGAGTTGAGCGCAGCCCTGTCGGAAGGGCAGGAGTGCATGGCCAACGTGGAGCACGCGCTCCACATCCTGTGGCGCCGCGTCGAAGTCGTGACGCCAGCGGAGGGGGCGGCGGTGGCCGTGCTCCGGGCCGCCTTCCCGAGTCTGCCGGCGGCTCCCGGGCCACGCATTCCGGCGCACGTGAGCGCTGCTGTCGACGCGCTCAATACCGCCCTGGCGGCGGACCCAGCGGCCATCGTGGAGCTCCTCGCGGTGCGTGTCCCATGCAACGAGGCGCTTGCGAGCCATCCCTCCGTCCAGGTGCGCCGGGATGACACCGGGGACAGCCTTGGCGTGCTGGGGCTCCTCAACGGCTGCATCGGCACCATCCCGAGTGGGCCACGTGAAGGCTGGGGGTGGGTGACTCTCCTCATGGATGACGGCGCGCCGCTCCGCTTCGAAGTGACGGCGGCGGACGTCGGAAGCTCCGACGCTCGCCCCCTCTGCCCGACGTGCAGCGACAAGTACTGCTTGGCCCCGGGCCGGTGCGATGACCCGTCCTTCTTCTTCGGCGGGGATGCACCGTGAGGGCGAAGCGTCCTCCCCGGTGCCGCCTGTGCGGACGTCCGCTGGGGTGTGGATGCCCGCGGCTGCCGTTCCGCGCCGCCCCTTCTGAGGGCACATGAGCACCCCCACCATGGAAACCGCTGTCATCGCCCTGGCGGTGAGCCAGCTCCTCGTCCCGCTCCTCCAGGGGCTTCTCTCCCGGCGGCAGGCGAAGCACGAGGCAGCCGTGGAGCAGGTGCCGCTGCTGGTGGAGCGCCTGGGCGCGGTGGCGGACGGCGTGCGCGACATCAAGGCGGACCTTCGCCGGGTGGGGGAGCACGACTCCCTGCTCAAGCAGGTGGACCTGCGCCTCAAGGCGCTGGAGTCGTGGCAGTCGGAGGCCCGCCCCCAGCTCGCACGCGCGGCGAGCGAGGCGCACCTCCTCATGGGCGAGCGCAGCGCCCGCCAGATGCAGCACGCCGCGAACGTCGTGGCCACCCAGGACGCGGGCCGCACGCGCCCGTGAGCCGTTCACCCGCAGCACCACCGAAGGAGTGCCCCATGTCGAACGCACCAGCCCCCTCGAAGCCGTCCGCCCCTGCCTACTCTCCCGCGCCGGAGCTGGTGGCCGCCGCGGAGCGAGCCCTCGCTACCGCCAACCCCGCGCACCTCGACACGGCCGAGCGCATGTACCTGTCCTACGGCGCCGTGACGGACGGGCGCTCAGCGGTGACGGGCGCGGTGCTGCCGCCGTTCCGCGAGTGCTCCGTGCTGGTGCGTGCCGGCTGGCTCGCCGCCGCGCGCGTCTTCCCGTCCACCGCGGCGGCCTACGAGTCCTGAGCGCCGCTTCTCCCGAGGGCAACCCTTCGCCCTCGGGAGTCCCCATGTCGAGCTCGCAGCGCGCCGCCTTCGTCTCCACCGTCTTGTCGCAGATGCACGCGCCCTACAGGTGGGGCGGGAAGGGGGAGCGCGACCCTTCCACGGGCCAGCGCGTCTTTGACTGCTCCGGCTTGGTGACGTGGGCCTTGCGCGAGGTCGGCGGGCCCGACTGGCGCGCGACGCACCACACGGGCCGCCTCTGGACGGAGTGCGCTCGCCTGAAGCTGGGCGACGTGGTGCTCCCCGGCGACCTGGTGCTGTACCACCGGCTGGGCGACCCGACGACGCCGGAGCACGTGATGGTGGTTGTGGGCTTCGGCGTCGGCGTCGTGGTGGGCGCCTCCGGAGGCGGCAGCAAGACGCTCACCCTTGCGGACGCGGCCCGCGACGATGCCCGGGTGAAGGCCTTCGGCAGCCTCGACTACCGGGCCCGACGCATGGATGGCGTCTGCCGCTTGCCGTTCACCTCGTGAGGGGAGCGCCTCTTCTCCTGGGGGCTGTCAACTCGCAGTCCCCAGGAGCACCCATGAAGCACCGCAAGACGCTCATCCTCTCCGCCGCCCTCGGCATCCTCCTCACGGCCCCTGTGGCGCTGGCCCAGGCCACCGGGGCCGCGGCGGGAGGCATCCTCGACACCATCCTCGCGTCCGTCTTCACGCCCTCCGGCATCGCCACCGTGTTCGGCGTCGTCGGCACCGGCGTCGCCCTCTTCTGGGGCGGCGACTGGCTCAGCGAGCGGCGCAAGCGGCGCATCGCCCTGGCCGCGCTCCATGCCTTCAACATCGTGGAGGACATCGCCGCGGAGAACCCGGAGGACAACGGCTGGGACAAGGCCGCCCGAGGGCTCCAGGTGGCGGACGAGTGGTTCCGCGCCAACGGCTGGCGCCCGCTCAAGCCGCACGAGCAGCAGGTGGTGCAACTGAGCTTCAAGGCCCTCCACGGCGAGCAGAAGGCCGCGCAGAAGGCGTCGCAGGCCAGGGACGCGGATGCCCTGGCCGCCGCGCACGCCGTCACCAGCTCGGGCCTGGCCCCGGTGCTGGCGCGCCCTTAGACGCCCCGCGGGTGGAAGTGTCCGCGGGGCTCTCCAAGGTGCTCACCGACGTTCCGGTGAGGAGCGGTTACCTGGAGGCCCAGGCCGGCGTGTCCTCGCTCTCCGGCGCCTACGCGCGCCTGGAGGCGGGGGCACGGCTCCGGTCCAACCTCGGGCTCTTCGCGTTCGGCGAGGCCAACGCCCGCGAGCGGATGGCGGGCGCGGGCGTGAGGTGGACATTCGGTTGGTGATGTGGCGCGGCCCGCCCCGGTTGGCCAGGGCGGGCCGCGATGCGTGTCGGGCTGGGACTGTGCCGCTTGCGCGCCATCTACCGAGACGGTTTGGTCTTGCCTCCGGATTGCTTTTTTTCAGCGCGCTGCTCAGGCGAGTCACACACCAGCATTACAACCATTCTCCCGCCTCTGAGTTCGTAATTGCGCTGGCGCACCCACCACCGGGTCTTCTTCGGTGGCGCAGCCACCAACCTGTTGATGCTGACAATGATGGACTCCCCAGGGGAGGGCAGCGGGACTCCTGAGTCAAAGCTTACGGCGTGGAAGAGTGCCTTCTTCGTTCCGGTGCCTGTCGATACGTTGCAGTAGAATTCAATGAGGTGTTGCATTCTGTCTGTCCTTTCGGGGCGCTACGGCCTTACGTCATAGCCCTAACGTATCCGGCATTGAAGTTGCTGGACATGGGATGCCGCGTCGAGAAAGGACCCGTGAAGCCCTACTTCCAGAACGACCTCGTCACCCTGTACCTCGGCGACTGCCGCGACCGACTCGTGGACCTACCGTCCGCGTCCGTGGACCTGCTGCTCACGGACCCGCCCTACGGGATGGCCTACGAAGGCAAGGGGAAGACGTCCGCCGCCATCCGAGCCGATGGCTCCCGCCAGGGGATGAGGGTGCTGCGCCAGGCCCTGTCCGCGGCGAGTCATGCGCTGGCGCCTGACGCCCACGCCTACGTGTTCTGCCACTGGGAGTCGTGGCCCGACTTCTACGACGCGGTGTCGGCGCACCTGCGCATCAAGGGGGCCTTGGTGTGGTGGAAGAACCGCGGGGGCATGGGGGACTGCGCGGCCTCCTATGCCCCGGACTACGAGGTGGTGCTCCACGCCGCCGGGCCGAAGCGCCGGCCGCTGGTGGGCAAGCGCATGGGCGCCGTCCTCGCGGGCTACGCGCCGGTGCCGCCCCAGCAGCGGACGCACCCGACGGAGAAGCCTGTCGCGCTGCAGCGCCTGCTGATTGAGCGCTCTTGCCCGGCGGGCGGCCTGGTGCTGGACCCGTTCGCCGGCAGCGGCGCCACCCTCGTCGCCGCGCAGCAGCTCGGCCGCCGCGCTGTCGGCGTGGAGATCGAGGAGCGCTACTGCGAGGCCGCGGCACGTCGGCTGGAGCAGGCGCTGCGCGAGGGCACGGGGCAGGCGGCGTAGAAGTCGCTGCGCATGCTTGTACCGGTCGGCGGGATTTGTACCGACCCCGCGCTTTTGTACTGAGACGCCCCGCCCGAGAGAGTTCCCGGGCGGGGCGTCGTGCTTCGAGAACAACCCCGCCGGAGCACCATGCCCGGCGGGTGTGGTGGAGGCAGGCGAGAAGCCGCGCCTGGTGCCTGCCGCCACCACGACACCTCAGTCGTCGTGCGTGCCCAGGCCGCAGATGACCCGGTTGCCCACTCGCAGCGCGGGCCCGCCGCACCAGCACTTCCCGTCAGGGTACGTGGGCTGTGCCGGGGCAGGGGCTTCGGGCTCGCCGCGCAGTCTGCGCAGGTCGCGGGCGTAGTCGTCCCTCACGCGCTTGCGGCGGAGTTGCTCGGCAGTCTGGGCGGGCGGAATGTCTCGACGCATGCCCTGGGAGAAGGGGCGCGCGTCAGGCGGGCGGCACGAGGAAGCCCTGCACCGCGTGCTCGCGCTGCTCGTCATGGTGGGCGAGGGCGTCCCGGGCCGTGGGCAGCCAGGTGCTGCAGGTGGCGCACCAGGAGACGCGGCATCCGCCGGCCAACACGAGGGCGGCCACCTCGGGGTGAAGGACGAGCATGTCCAGCGCGCCGGAGCGGTGGGCGCGGGGGATGCCAGCGCGGACGAGCTGCGCGACGAGTGCCTCCAGGCGGGCCCAGGCCGCGCGGGAGACGTGCAGTCCCTCAAGGCGGACGGTGCTGCCGGCGGCGGCCTTGCGGCGCGCCGGGGCTGTCTTCGTCTTGTCGTGGGTGGGCACGGCGTCCTTCTACCTGCCGCGTGCGCGGCGTCCAGGTTCCGGTTTCGGCGCCTCGAATGAGGGCGCGGAACACGAACCGCCGCGCGCGCTTGCGGTATGGGCGCCCCTTCTAACGGGTGTTGGAAAGACGACGGGCCCGGCCGGTGAGGACGGCCGAGCCCGCGAGTGCCAGGGACACCGGGAAAGCGCCGCTGGGGCAACCAGTATACCGCCCCTGCGCGCGCGCGTTCGGGGATGGAGCCCGGCCGATGGACCGCCCCCTTCCAGCCTCCACACCTCAGCCACCCAGCACCACGCCACCCCTCGCGGAGGTGCGCCTCTCTCTGCCCTGGCCGCCCTCCGGAAACCGCTACTGGCGCAGCGACAGGGGCACCACGCCCCACGTCAGCGACGCGGGCAAGGCGTACAAGGCGCGGGTGAAGGCCTCCCACGTGGGCCAGCGTGCGCTGAAGGGCCGGGTGGTCCTGTCGGCCACGCTGTACCCGCCCACGCGGCAGGAGTCGGACTTGGGGAACCGGCTGAAGGTGCTCGAGGATGCGCTGGAGCTGGTGGCGTACCTCAATGACAAGCAGGTCCGGCGCTACCGGGACGTGGCCTTCGCGGACGGGGCGCACGGCAAGGCCGCCCGGGTGGAGGTGGTGCTGGAGGGCCAGGAGTGGGCGACGCCCGCGGAGGTGGAGGCCGAGCGCGTGCGGCGTGCCGAGCAGGCCCGGAAGCGGCGGGCAACGCTGGCGCGCAACCGGGCCGCGAAGAAGCTGAAGGGCCTCCGGGTGACGCCTGCCGTGCGTCGCTGGAGTGCGCCATGAAGCCCCGGGACGTGAAGCTGTCCGCCGCACTGGAGCTGGAGGCGCTGCTGTACCGGTTGCTGGAGGTGCCCGCTGGAGGCCTCGAAGCGCGGCACGTGGAGTCCCGCCTCGCCGAGCTGGTGCGGCCGCACCTGGTGCGTGTGGCCCGGCAGGTGGCGCGGACGTGGCGGGTGCCGGTGGAGGACCTGGTGCAGGAGGGGCTGCTCGCGGTGCTGAAGCGCCAGCGTGCGCACCCCTTCCGGCCGGGGGCCGCGGGGGCAGGGCGCAGCGCCTACCCCGCCTGGGCCATGCAGCTCGGGCGTCAGGCCATGCAGGCAGCGGCCCTCACCTGGGCCAGCCCCGTCCACCTGACGGACCACGCGCGCAAGGCGGTGCGGCGCGCGAAGCGCACGGCGGCGGCCGAGGGCGTGGAGGTGTCGTCCGTGCTGCGCCGCCAGGGCCTGGACGCGGAGACGGCCCGTGCCCTGGGCGAGGGGGCGGTGGCAAAGCCCCTCTCGCTGGAGGAGGTGCTGTCCTCCCGCGACGCTAGCGCCGAGTGCCGGGATGCCTCCAGCGACAGGGGGCACCGCGGGCTGGCGGCGCGCACGGAGGTGCTGCTGTCGCTGGTGGACAGCACCGCCGAGCGCCTGGCGCTGGTGGCGCAGCGCGAGCGCGTGCTGTGGGCGCTGTACCGCCTGCCTCGACTGGAGCGCCAGGTGGTGCAGGCCAGCATGGGGCTGGGGCGGCCCGAGGGCCACGAGGCCACGGAGAGGACGCTGGCCGTGGAGCTGCGCCTCACGCAGGCCCAGGTGCGGAGCCTGCGCGAGGCAGGGCTGGCGCGGCTGCGCGCGGAGCTCGGCGTCGAGGGCTCCGTGCTGGAGGCGGCCTCCCCAGCGCGTGGTGAGCTGCGCCGCCCGCGCGCGGCGGCGGCCCGCCAGGGCCGACAGGCCCCGCGTCAGGGGCCTGGGCAGATGCCGCTGCTGGCGCTGGCGGGGAGGGCATAGCCATGCCCGTCATCACCGCGAAGAAGCCGGGCACCTGCACGGCGGAGGGGTGCGGCGGGCGCATCCTCCGAGGGGAGCAGTGCTGGTACGAGGCGGCGGTGGGCATGCGCCACATCGAGGCGGCGTGCCGCGGGGCGGGCAGTGGTCGCCGGCCGAACCTCCGGGCCGGGAGGTGCCGGTGTGGCGCTCACGTGCCCCCGCGCGAGGGCAGCCTCACCCTGCGCGGGGAGAAGTCCTTCCGGGGGCGGCGCCGGAAGGTGTGGGCGGTGAGCTGCGCGCGGTGCATGTAGCTCACCGCGAGCGGGCTCTTCGATTCGGGCGGCGCCGCTGGGCGTAGAAGGCGAGGAAGGCCGGCCACCAGCCGGCCCACGTCAGCACCACGCGCAGGGCCACCACGGACAGCCACGTGCAAGCGGCGAGGATGACGAGCGTCCCCGTCATCACCACTGCCCAGGCGACGACGTGCAGGAGCTGGCTCACGCGCGCCTCTCTTCGTCGTCTTGCCACACCCTTCGCACGGCGCCGGAGTCACGGCAGCCAGGGCGCACCCGGCCGTTGGGGGCGGGCCAGTAGAGGCGCGGGAGCTCCTCGCCCGGGTGCTGCCCGCTCCGGCACTCCAACCGGCCGGCGTCGCCCGGCACCAATTCGACGCCGCACCCGGGGCAGCGACGGGGCGCCTTCACGCCGAGCCCTCCGAGCTGGTGGGCACCTGCTCGCGCCTCGCGACCTCCAGTGACCCGCGCAGGAGGTCGCGCTCGTGCCGCGCGTCGTCACGCTCGGCGCGCAGGAGGTTGGCCATCCCCTCGGCGACGTCGGCACGCTGGTCCGCCGCGTGCGTCACGGCGAACCAGGTGCGCATGGCGGTGCCGGGCAGCTCCTCCCATGGGGGGAGTGCTGCGCCGCCGAGCGCCGCACGGAACTGCTCATAGGACTGCTTGGACTGCGCCTCCTTGACGTCCACGAACCGCACGAGCTTCTCCAGGGCCTGCAACATGGGTGCATCCTCCATGCGCGCGTGGTGAGAGGGCCGAGGTGGCGCGCACACGCCGGCCGGAAGGGGAGGGGCTACGAGGCGAGGGCCGGGGCGGGCTGCGCGACGATGAAGCGGAGGGTGATGCCGAGGGAGTGGGCGCGCTCTCTGAACGCGGCCTCGTAGCCGTCCGCGGCCAGCCCCTGCATGGCGTAGATGTCGTCCAGCTCCACGAGCAGCTCGCGGCCGTCAAAGCTCACCGGCTGGGCGCGTGCGGCGGTGGTGTCGGCGCCGTACCCGAACCCCTCGCGGCGCATGACGTCCAGCACCCGCCCCCAGGCGCGGCCCGCCGGGGTGTCCGGCAGCGGCGCCGCCAGGACTTCGCCCCGCCCCACGGCGGTGTCGGCCCGGCGCGCGGCTCCTGGGGCCTGCCCTGCCTCGTTGCGGTGCTCGGGGGTGGCGTTGGCTTCCCAGCGCTTCACCAGGTCGGAGAGGGTGTCGCAGCGCTGCTTGAACTGGGCCCGGAGGCCGTGCTCCCAGCGGCGGAGGACTTCCGCCACGCCCCCGCGGGACAGCAGCTCGCGAGCGGCAGGGTCATCCCGGCCAGGGCGCCACTCGTAGGGCACGCCCTTGGCTGCCAGGCACACCCGGTTGACGCCGTCCGGGAGGGACTCCTCCCCGGTGTCTCCCGCTGAACTCCCTCGCGGAGCGCTGGCGGGAGCCTTGAGGGGCGGTGGCTGGGGGGCCTCGGTGACGCGCCCAGGCGGCGTTGTCTTCTCCGCCTTTCGTCCTGGAGACTTCGTCTCCCTTCTCTTCTCTCCCGTCTCCCCGCCGTCCTCCCGCGCGGGAGTTTGGAGGGATTCGCGCGGGAGTTTGGAGGGCTCCTCGGCGTCTGCCTGGGCCCTGCCGTCAGGCTTGGCGCGGTCGCGCACCACCTTTGCGATGTGGGCGCCCTGCTCCTCGGCCCACGAGGACACCACCAGGTCCTCGCCGTTCAGCGCCAGCAGGCCCACGGCGAGGAGCGCATCCACCAGCTTCCGGCGGCGTCCACGCCACCGCACGGCGCGCTCCACGGCCAGCGCAGCACTGGGCCCGGGGAAGCGGCCGTCCACGCGCTCCCGGCCGCAGTAGGCCCAGAGTCGATAGAGGAAGACGTCGGCCTCGGCGCCGAGTTGGGCGCAGAGGGCATGCACCGCGTACTCCTCGGGCGCAGCGCTCCGGAACTTGAACCAGGGAAGAGGGCAGGTGGCCATGGGCTATGGCTCCTCGTGGGTGTCGGACAGGGTGTGGATGGGGGGCGGCGTCAGGACGTTGGGCGGGTGGACGCAGCACGCCGGCGGCACGGGGCGGCATTGGCAGTCCGCGCGCCAGCCGTAGCCGTGGCGGCAGGTGGGCCACGGCCCGGGGTAGCGCGCGCGGATGGCAAGGCCTGCGGCGGTGGCCCCGTGGAAGGCGAGGAGGCCTTCGTCGGTGATGCTGCCGCCGAGCTGGACGGCACCGCATGCGACGCAGCTGGTGGCGCGCATCCGCTCGATGCACATGCTCACCGGCCACCTCCCATCAGCGCGAGCAGCGGAGGCACCTGCTCTTCGGCGTCCTCGGGAGGGGGGAGTCCCTCGGGGTACTCGCGCAGGAAGCGCACCCAGCGCGTCTTGGTGCCCAGCCGTGGCGTGTCACGTGGACGGGCCCGGCAGTTCCAGTCGCGGTCCTCAACAGCCTCGCGGTCGCCCCACCAGCCAGCGGCGCGCAGGCTTGCGCCGGACTCGGAGTCGAGCGTGTACGTGACGATGGCGAAGTAGCCCTTGGACTCGGCCGCGCGGGCCGCCGCGGCATAGAGCATGCTGCAGCCGTTGGGCGTGCCATCCGTGGCCAGGCGGTTGACCTCCACGATGCGGCGCTTGCAGAGGCCTCGCGCTACGGGGCGCCCCACCATGGCCACGCCACAGAGGCGCTGCCGCGCCTCGTCCCAGAGCCCATGACTCCAGCGGTGCCCGACGGCAGGGTCGTGGTGCCGGTGGTGCTCGTCGACGAACGACTGTGCCTGCTCCAGCGTCACCGGGACCAGCCGGAGCGATGAATATCGCCTGCTCACCGGGCACCTCCGGAGAAGCGGGCCAGCGGAAGCCCGTGAAATGGGTCCTCCACTGGGGCCAAGCAGTGAGGGCTGAGCCAGATGCGCTCGCGCAGCGCGTTCGCATGGTTCCCGCGCGCGGCCGCGTACCCGCCCGGGGCCTTCCACGCGACACAGCGCCAACTCGCGGGCAGCGCGTGCTCGCCCTCGTAGCCACACAGGGCGATGCGCAGGCGGGGGTTGTCCCCGTTCGCCACGGCCCACTCGCGCACGTGGTGGGCCACCTGCAGGTTCTCTTCGGCGTAGAGGGACGGGTCCCGCCCGGCGGCGTCGGAGTACGGCGGGTCGAGGAACACGCCCGTCACGCCGATGCACTCGGTCACGCTGCGGGACGTGACGCGCTGCCAGTCGCCACAGCAGACGCGCACGTAGCGCAGGCGCTCAGCCAGTGCCTGCATCCAACCGAGGATTCCGCCTTGCCTGCCGCTGGCGTGAACACCCCGCCCTGCAGCACCACGACTCCCAGAGAGGTCCGGCTTCTGGCTCCAGAGGGAGTTGCCGTGCACGCCCCGCCCGCCGCGCCCCATGCTCGGACGCTTCTCCCAGGCCGCAGACGCGCTGAGTTCTCGCGCGCGCTGTGAGTGGACGCCGCGCGCGCGCCGCCCAGCGTTCGACCTGCCTTCCCAGTTCACGGCGTTGGCCAGGGAGTTCCCTTCGCGCACGCCGAGCTGGTGGACGCCCCGGCCCGGCTTGTCGAGCATCGGGCGCTTCGCGTACTCGGCCGTGGCGATGCCGCACGTTTTCGCGCCACCGGCGGCGTCCTGGGAAGCCCAGGAGGGCTGAGCGCACCAGCCACTGCCAATCCACTGGCAGATGCCCCACACCCACCAGCCGGCGATGCGCGCGTCGAAGTACTCCGGGTCCTGCCTCATGCGCGCGCGGAAGTCGGCCTGGGCCACCAGCCAGCGGTGCCGAGCGTGCAGGTCCGCCTCGTTGACGGGCCAGTCCGCGTGGTGCGCCACCTCGTCCGGTGCGGCGGACAGGGCCCGCCAGAAGTTGGCGAGGTACGTGTCCAGGTCGTTCACGGTCTCGACGCCGGGCGCGGTCGGCCGGGCCAGCAACACCGCGAGGCTGCCGGCGAACGGCTCGACGTAGTTGGGCACGTTGCCGAATGCCTCCCACACCAGGTGGGCTGCCCTGGACTTGCCCCCGAACCATGGGAAGGGGGCTTTCATGCCACCTCCGAGGAGGCGGAGCGCCCGCTGAAGAGCCCGAACTGGACGGGGTTGGCGAGCATCGGCGGGACCGGGCGGTCGTCCACGACACGTGGCCTGCTGGGCGCGGGCGGCGGCGCTGGCGCAGGTGGCCGCTCACGACTCGGGGCCGGGTAGGGCAGCGGTGCTGGCGCCGCGTACACTTCTGGGCGCCAGATGCCGTCACAGGCGAGACGCATTCGCTCGCGCAGCTCCGGCATCAACTCCGGGTCCACTGGTGACAGGCGCTTTGCGGGCGCGGCCGGGAGCGGCTCCAGTGCCTGAATCTCCTCCAGCCACCACGCGATGGTCCCGCGGCAGTAGGGGGCGGTCCGCGGTGCCCACCAGGGGTCGCGGCCGAACGCCCGCGAGTCGTTGCCCACCGTGGACACTTCGGCCAACCGGGCCACGGCCACGTAGGCGCCGGCCGGCAGCACGTCACCTGCGGGCGCCTCCAGCCCATGCGCCTCGCGCAGCCAGCGGACGGCGTCCGCGTCGTAGTCCCGCGTCGCGTAGATGGCCAACCAACAGCCCATCAACTCGGCGGGCGGGTGCAGGGGATGCCGGCGGGGTGGGACCCCCTGGCGCGCGGGCTCGGCATCCGCGACGAACACCGACCACATGCCGTGGTGGGTGAGTGCCCATGTCCAGGGACGTTCGAGCGGAAGGTGGAACATCCCGCGCCCGGCGCGCCTGTAGCGGTACGGGCCTCCGAGGGGCATGCCGCTCACTGGGCACCACCCGCCGCTTCCTGTGCGGCGACGGTGGCGCGCTCCCGGGCAAGCCACGCCAGGCGCTCACCAATCTGGAGTCCGGCGAGCGGGTCCGTCAGCGTCCATCCCTCGCGCAGGTGTGGGCGAAGCGCATCCACGTAAGGCGCCCCGGCGAAGACGAGCAGCTCGGCCTCTTCCACGCCGATGAACCGCCATTCCAACTCGTTGATGACCAGCTCACCCCACTGCTGGCGCTCCTCCCGCGACAGGCGGAGCAGCGACAACTCGTAGGGCTCAAGACACACCTCCAGCGGCACGAGCCCGTGCTTGGCGCTCAGCACCATGACGTTCGGCCCACACCGCGCGGTGGCCACCGCCACGGCGCCACGGAAGAGGCTGCCGGTGTAGAGCTGCCCAGCGGGGGCGGCGTGCTCGAGCTTCGCCTTGCCACACCCGACGAGCCCGATTCGGAGCGGCTCGCTCATGGCCGCCTCCGGCTCAGCGTGCGGTGGATGCCGCGGGCCTGCACCTGGTCCTGGCGGCGCAGCTCCCGCGTGAGGGCGAGGGCTGCATCCTCTTCGGCCGTCTGCCGGGTGGGGGCATGCGCCTCCACTTCGACGCCGCGCGCCCGGAGGGTGACGACATGCCCGAGCGGGCCGCGTGTGGTGATGCTGGTGAAGGCGCTCAATGGACACCTCCTGCCGCTTCCACCTCGGCGAGGATGGAGGCCTTCGCGGCCTCGCAGCGCGCAGCGACTTCAGCCATGCAGGCGCGGACGAAGAGCTGGCAGTACGGAGAGCCGCCCCCATCGCGCCGCGCGCAGGCAGCCTCATCGCGGCCGGCGAGGATGCGGCTCATGTCCCGCCAGCACACCATGCAACTCCCGCGGGGCCGCTCGCGCACCAGCTCCAGGAGGGTGGCCATGGTGCGCGGGCGACGGAACACGTCGCGCTGGCGCGGCGTCAGGTGCTTCCAGCCATAGGAGCCGAACGCGCCGACAGGGGCCGGACGCTTCGCGGGGCGCTGGGGGTGGTGCAGGGCGGTGCTCATCGCGCACCGTCCTTCCCGTCGCGCGCCACCATCGGCGGCACCGTGGGCACCGGCGTTGGCGCGATGCGGGCGCGCGTGCGCGGCTCGCTAGCGCATCGCCAGCCGGGGGAGAGTTTCTCGGCACCACGGCAGGACCCAAGGCAGTCGCAGACGCGCCGGGTGTCCACAGCAGGGCGCGCTCTCTCCGGTGTGGGCGTCGGTGCTACGCCAGCCCGCGCAGCGTTGAAGGCTCCCGCCATTGCGTTGGCGCCCTCACGCCCGGCTCGCAGTGCGTCAGCCCAGCCCGCAGCGCGAGGGTCGTGCTCGTCCGGGTAGGGATTGAGCGGCGTCGCGTACAGCGTGGCTAGGAAGTCACCCACCGCCTCCAGCAGCTCCCGCACGCGGGCCTCGGCGGCGCGGAGTGATGCGCACTCAGCTTCGAGCTCTTCCACGCGGGTGTGGTACGCGCGCGCTTCGCCTTCCCATGTCTCGGCGCGTTCGTTCGCTGAATGCTCGCGGGCAGTGATGCTCGTGATGTGGGCGAGCAGGTCTCGGACGTCCTCCCACGACGCGGCGAGGAAGCGCGCGTCGGGATGGGCGATGCCCTTGATGTCGTCCCGGTACTCCACCTCGTACTCGGCGAGGTCGGACGCAGGCACCATGAAGCCGCCCGGGGGCTGGAAGCGCGGCTGGGCGGACCGCATCCCCATACGGACGAAGTCCATGACGTACCTGCGCCCGCGATTGACGGTGGCGAGGTGCAGGCGGTTGAGGTTCTTGCTGGCTCCGGGGCGCGAGAGATAGCCGAACCATGCCCACGGTCCGGGCGTCGCCGCGGCGTGGCGCGCGCGGATGGCCTCCAACTTCTCTTCCGTCAGGGGAGTGCTCATCACGCCCTCCCCATTTCGGTGAACATGATGCGGCCGGCGTCGATGCAGATGAGGAGCGCGCGCTGCTCCTCATTCAGGCCGCGAATCTGGTGTCGCACTGCATCCCGGTCCTGGCTCCAGTCCACGGGGAGGTGGAGGAGCCCGGCCGCCAGTGCGAGCGCGTGGGCGCCGTTGCGCAGATACGGGGCGAACTTGTCGCCAGAGGGCTCGTGCGAGACGCTGAAGAAGTCGGTGCCGACCCCGAGGTCGAGGCGCGCGATGACAACGCCGCGCTCCCGGAAGACGCACGGCACCGACACGGGGCCCTTGTCGGTGGAGAGGGTGACGGGGGGAAGCCCATCCTGGAACTTGAGGCTGTTGGGTGCCTTCACGGTGAGTCTCCGGTGTGGTGGTGGAAGGAGCCCCGCTGGCGCGACTGCGCCAGCGGGGCAGGGCGGCGCGTCAGTGAGTGGTGCAGGGGACACAGCGGCGGCCGCTCTCTTCGGCCTTCTCGTTCAGCACGCGGACCAGGCCGCGAGCGCCGGGTGTGCCGCCGCCCTCGTCGTCGCAGTACTTGTCGACCGCGTCGTCGAGGACGTCCTTCCAGTCCGCGCTCCAGCTCACGGCGTTGGGGCGCAGCCTGAGCCCCTGCGCGCGCTCCAACTGGTAAGCCTCGGACAGGCAGGCCCGCAGGTACTCAGCGCGCACGCAGTCCTGCTCGAAGGGCTTCATCTGCGGGAAGCCAGCTTCGTGCGCGGGGCCGGTGATGATGCGGCCGGTGTCAGAAAGCATGCTGTTCGCACAGATGTCCCATGCGTCCTTGGGAACACCGGGCGGACTTGCGAAGCCATGGGGGCGCCACGTCTTCGGAGCGGAAGAGCAGCCGACAACGACGAGACTGCACAGCAGCAGCGTGAAACGCTTCAT